GTGAGCAGTAAAGGGAACACAGAATCAAATCAACATAGATTTGATCCCAACAATACGTTTGGGAATCTAACAAATTAATTGGCTACACTATACTACACAACTCAACTATGTTTTGTTTTATAACTACCTCATTTTACTATTTACCATTTACAACTATTTATACCAACTACTAAATAAATAAATAAAAAAATAGAATAGGTATAGAGACTATATATGCAGTTGTAAGGTAATTAGTAAACCATAATTAGCCACCATAAACCATTGACAATTATAGACTTATATCTTTACCAATAATAAAACAAAACATAGTTGAGTTGTGTAGTATAGTGTATGCCTCGAAAACGACGTAAAAAACGTGTAAAGAGATTTGATTCAAGAATCAAATCAAAGCCTAAGCTAATTAGAGCCTTGGTGTATCGCTATAACATAGCAGAGATTGATGGCCGAATCACTTTAACTATCGCAAACAACACAGGAGCCACTTTTATGTTTATCTACAGGGGTATCAATTCTTGCACTGATACTAGGAGACAAATTAACATAGATTTTAATACTGCAAAGTCCGAATTAAAACGCATGTTAGGTAATGATTTAGGAATCATTGCTCACGAAGAGGCTATTTTTAGAATGGCGGTGAAGAGTTGGTAACTAAAGTTGAAGCGATTGGTAATTTCCTAACAGCTAATACTCATGCAGACCTTGCGGAATTATATTCTCCACAAATGGAATGTCAAGTCAACGTAGCTCAAGATGGTGGAGAGCGTATAGAAGATACTTATCAAGGTAGGCGTTGGCATGGATGGCAGGATGAATCTGGAAATATTTGGAAAAGTTTCCGCATACCATATAAGGCCAATACAGAACCTGAGTTTAATATAGCCTCACGCATGAACTTTAATTTACAAATCCATGCCGAAGGTATAGGCATGACTGGTTGGGACTGGAGTAATAGAGTAAGTAAGTTTGTTGCTTTCGACTTTGATTCTCTAATCAATCATAAATCAGGATTCTCAGTTGAAGAGCTTGATGAGGTTAAGAAAGCAGCACTAGATATCCCTTGGGTGTCTGTGCGTAAAAGCACGTCGGGTACTGGCTTTCATATCTATATCTTATTAGATGACGTGCCGACTGAGAATCATACAGTACATGCTGGATTAGCCCGTGCTATACTTGGTAAAATGTCAGCAATAGCTGGCTTTGACTTCAATTCTAAGGTTGACGTTTGTGGTGGTAACATGTGGGTCTGGCACCGTAAGATGCGAGAATCACATGATGGCTTAAAGCTAATTAAACAAGGTGATATTCTTGAGGACATACCACCTAATTGGCGTGATCATGCTAAGATGTTAACCAAAAAGGGTAGACGTGCCAATCTCAATCATGACGTAAATACACCAGCCGCGTTAGCATCTATACGTGCTCAAATAAAATTAGACGGCTCGCATCAAGAACTTATAACACATCTAGAATCTATTGGTGCAATGTGGTGGTGGGATCAAGATTTACATATGCTTGTCACGCATACATCAGTGTTAAAAGAAGTACACGAGGAATTGAACTTTGAAGGATTCTTCGACACGAACTCAACTGGAAAAAACCTTGACGAACAGAATTGCTTTTGCTTTCCCTTAAAGAATGGAGCATGGAGTGTTCGTAGATATTCTCAAGGGTGTAGTGAACATGAGTCTTGGGACACAGATGCTAGTGGTTGGACACGGACATATCTTAACAGTGTACCCGACTTTGCATCAGCATGTCGTGCTTACGGTGGTGTAGAAGACCCGAAGGGCGGCTTTAGATTTAGAGAAGTTGAAGTTGCTCAAAAAGCTGCTAAGTTATTAAAAGCAGACATACAGTGTGCTGTTGGTTTATTATCAAGATCTTGTGTACTTAAACAACATAAAGATGGTAGACTCATTACTGAGATTAAGCGTGATCCAAATGATCCGCCCAATGAGATGCCCGGTTGGTTTACAGAAGGAAACAAACCTTGGACACGAATATTCAATATTCGTATTGATACAAACAAAGAGACAGAAACAGCGGTAGCTGATGATATCGTTCGTCACTTGATTACACAATCAAATGAAGAGACAGGTTGGTTCCTTAGTATTGAAGATAGATGGGTACAAGAGACTTTAACTAATATACGTGTTGCCCTCAAAAGCATGGGTATGAATGAAAAGCAAGTGTCTAATACTTTAGGTACTTCTGTATTCCAAGCCTTCACACTGGTTAATAAACCTTTTCAACCCGAGTATCCAGGCGATAGACAGTGGAATCGCAATGCTGCTAGTTTTCGATACGTACCCACTGAGGAATCAGACAATCTTCATTATCCAACATGGCTTAAAATCCTTAAACATGCTGGTGATGGATTAACTGATACTGTACGTGATGAACCTTGGTGCAAAGCTAATGGTATTATAACGGGATCAGACTATCTGAAATGCTGGATAGCATCTATGTTTCAGTTTCCTGATCGTCCTTTACCTTACTTATTCTTTTATTCAAAGAGTCAAAATACTGGTAAGAGTACATTCCATGAAGCACTCAGAACACTACTCACAAGTGGTTATCAGAAAGCGGAAGCAGCCGTCACCAATCCGACTGGGTACAATGGTGAATTGGAAGGAGCTATACTGTGTTCAATCGAAGAAATTAATCTCAAGAGAGATAAAACTGCGTATAATAGGATTAAGGATTGGGTCACTTCCCCGGATATACTCATACACCCGAAGGGCAAGACACCGTACCAGACACCCAACACGACACACTGGATACAATGTTCCAATGACCATAATGCATGTCCGGTCTTCCCAGGCGATACACGCATTACTATGTGCAATGTGCAAGCCTTAGACCCCTTGGACCTTATACCAAAGCGTAAGCTCTTTCAAATGTTAGATGCTGAGGCTCCGGATTTTCTAGCTGCCATCCTAGCACTAGAGATTCCAGAATCTAATGATCGTCTTAATGTCCCTGTAATTAATACCGGTGACAAGATGATGCTAGAAGGCTCTAATGAAAATATGCTAGATGCATTCATTCGCGATCAGTATGATTATATACCCGGAAATATGATAAAGCTAAGTAACTTTTACGAACACTTTATACGTTGGTTGCCGGAGAATGAAAAAAACATATGGTCAAAGATTAAGATGGGTCGTGAGCTTGACCCTTCTAAGCATCCAAAGGCACGAACACAACAAGACCCAAGCTTCTTTGTTGGCAATATAGCACGTAAGGGTGCAGCTTCTGAACCGGGTCGGCATCTTGTAGTAAAGACAAAAGGCTCCTATGAAGTTCTTGTTCCAAAGGGAGCAACTAATGATTAGGGATGCATTAAAGAAACTAACACAAGATCAATACAATGAGATCATGGAAGCGTTCAATGATGAAATCAGTTATATAATAAAATTAGATGGTGGAGAATACATTGCTGTACACTTCACTCCTGATCCTAGAATCTATACTGAAAAAGATAGAACTGAATACTGGTCGGCAGGTGAATACAATGAGGATAAATAATGAATTGTTATAAATGTGGGACACCAATCTCACGAATGTTATGTCATGCTTGTAAGTTTAGTAATTTAACTGATGCCATTAAGAATAGACAAGCTTATTTGTACGGTGTCACAGGCTTAGCTGGTTCAGGTAAAACTACATTTGCAAAGTATATTATTGATCAAACTAAGACTGGGACTATTATACCCTTTGCTGCTAAGGTTAAAGAGTTTGCAAAATTACTTGGCTGGGATGGAGAGAAAGATGCTAAGGGTCGTCGTCTACTACAACTAATTGGTACAGAATGTGGACGTGAATGTATTGATCCTGACCTATGGGTAATGGCCTGGCATGAATCAGTAAAATATAATGTTATAAGGCAAACACCAATAATCTTTATTGCTGATGATATTCGTTTTGATAACGAAGCAGAAGCTATTTTGGCTTTAGGTGGTACAGTCATTAAGATAACGGGACGTAATAGTGGTGTTGGTACAGAACACGCTAGTGAATCTGGTATTTCAGATAACCTTATTCATAGACGCATCAATAATACACATTCAATAAGTGAACTAAGAAAGGAAGCAGCTAAATATGCGAACATTACATGACGCTTGGGACGATTTTGAAATCCCAAAAGATAAATCTGAGATTGTTAAAGCCCCATTTGCTTTTGCCGGAGGTAAAGAACGTAGTATATTACACTTAATACCTCTACTACCAGTAGAACGTGCTTGGGTAGATTGTTGTGGTGGCTCAGGTATAGTAACATTGAATCGTGCAAAGTCTGAAATTGAAATTTATAATGACAGATGGTCTGCACTAACAGATTTTTATAAAGTTATTCAAGATCCAGAAATGTTTGAAACGTTCACTGGTATGGTTGATGTCAGCATCCACTCTCAAGAAACATGGGAATGGGCACATGTGGCACAACATGACGCTTCTGATCCCATGAAGAGAGCATTTGCATGGTATTATAATAATATCTATTCTTTTGCTGCGCTAGGTAGAAACTTTGGTCGTGCTACTAGAGGTACAACACCCCTAGCCAAAAAGATCGATAAAAAAATACCTCACTTTCGTGTCATACATGAACGCATGAAACACGTTCAAGTCGTTAATTCAACAGTATTAAATTGTCTAAGAGATTATGATGATTATGATACAGTATTCTATATTGATCCACCATACTATCCTGAGTCGCCTGGTATCTACAAGCACAGCATGAAGAAACCTGATCATGTATTGATGCTTAAATCAATATTCAAAGTCAAAGGATTTGTAGCTTTATCTGGTTATGAAAATGAGTTATATGATTCACCTGAGTGGGATTGGGATAGTCGGCATTCATGGAAAAGTATAGTTACTATAAAGGCACCATCGTTAGAAGGAAATAATAGAGAAGGTACAGAATTAATTCACAAACGTGATGAAGCAGAAGAAGTCCTCTGGATAAAGGAAGCAAGATGAAAGATGTACTACAATTAATCAAACACCAGCCACATGACCATCAAGCACTTTTAGAAGGTATACGTATCTTAAAGAAGCGAGCACGTATGCTTGATGTTGTGACACTTTATATTAAGTCACCATTTGGTGCACACCATAACACGTTCTTTATTAAACACGAAAATGAGAATGATGATGCATACGAGTGTGAGAAAGCATTTTCAAAAATTATGTCAGACCACTTAAATAGTATAGCACACTCTACATTGAAGGCTATGGAGAAATGATCTTAAAATCTCAACAACATTTGAATGGTGATCAGATTGTCGCAATAGATGTAGAGACAACTGGTGTGGTAGTAGGCTATAGTGAGATATGTCAATTATCGATGATACCACTTGATAATTTCTATAACTTACGCCCAGAAATTTTACCACTTAATATATTTATACGTCCTGACTGCCCAGAACGTATAGACCCAGAGGCTATGAAAAAGAATAGAATAAAACGTGACAGTCTTATTAAATATGGTATAGATACTGAGAAAGCTAAAGACCTTGTAGAAGATTGGATCGAGAAACTTGAGCTACCATATAATAAATATGGTACACGTAGATGTCGTATTATTCCACTTGGTCATAACTTTGGATTTGATACAGCTTTCTTACAAGAGTGGTTAGGTAAAGAATTATATAGCTCGTGGTTTAGTGTCTTTGTACGGGACACTATGACTACAGCACTATTCTTAAATGATAAAGCTGCGATGAAAGGCCAACAAGTTCCCTTTTCAAAGGTCACACTTGTCTACTTAGCATCGCAGCTTAAAGTTAAATATAATAATGCTCATAATGCTCTAGCTGATTGTATGGCTACAGCAAATGTATACAAACAAATGATGATGGATCAAGGAGCTAAGAATCTATGAGAATAATAACATATAAGACTCAGTTGATTGGGATAAAAGGGGAAGAAGCTAGCTCACGAAACTCAATATCACAGTCACCTACAGCTTGATAGATCAATGGACGGTGAGTTAAAAATCTCTTAGGATCACCAGCCTTACTCGATGTATAGCCTATGCAATCTGCATAGGCTATATTTTTAGTCATACTTGCGTCGAATCCAAGCATTATGAAATTTCTAATACCTAAGTCTTTCAATAACTTAATTGCCATAACGACGGTCAAGGTATTTGATGCACAACCATATGTCTCTGGTGTATATAATTTATAAAACTTATCTTCATTCTTTGAGCATATTGCATGTCTGTTCAATAGCAGCTTAGCTTTAGGATTGTAGCATTTATCTTCTAATGTAGAGTCTTGTTGTAAAGTATAAACATCTTGATCTAGTTCAAGCTCAACGATCTTATGTACGGATTCATTCATACAGAAGATAGGATATGGCTCCTCAAAATCACCACAGCTAATATTATCTAAAGATGGTCCCTTACCAATTAGATAAGCAGTATCTGTATTAAGACTAATGATTTGTACATCAATTTCAGTGTCAAGTTTAGTGTGCCATCGCTTCTCACTACCGGGCACTGGTGCATAGTTACGATTAATCTCAGTTACTAGTTTTGTATTGGCACGGGGTAAAATGAATGTTCCATCATTCATTAGGCGAGCACCCAATTCTTTAGGATATAGACCTGTCATATGTTTGTATCTCCTACTAGCTTGATTATGTTGGATGACCGCTTCCGGTCCTATGGCATCAAAAATCTTAGTGTAAGACTGAGGTAGATTATAAAATCTAACTTCCTTGTCTTTCTCTAAGACACGTTGTAATACTCGTTGGTCCCACTCGTCTGAATTTAATGATTGTTCATATATCCACTTATTTAATAGATTCTTAGCTGCTTTTGTTGTATTAAAATAGAGTGTACCACTGAGTAATTCACCATTTGGTCTAACATGTGCAGCTACATCACAGTCTAATACTCCAAACAATGAAGGCTCTTGCATTACGACAGCATCTGCATCTACAAAAACGAGGGGTTGTTTATATGCATCTAAGGCTCGTCGTATAACTATAGGCTTTATACTACAATTACGCACCCATGAACCTAAGCTTAATACACCGTATAAATGATATTGTAGCTTATAATGTAATAATGATAACTCTAGTAGTTTCACTTCTTTTTCGTAGCTTGTTCCTCTGGTGTAATAACTGATGAAGATTGGATCCATTTAATATCTCCTTGACATTCTACACAAGTATGCCTACCTACTATTTTATTTATGACATCACAAATACGCATAACTTTTGTACAACATCCATCTGATTTTATTTCTGTGATCCGATGATCACAATCAGATAA